GGAATCCATGCCTGCAATACTTTTGTAATTAGTCATCATTTTCCCCCTATTTGCAGATGCAGGTTTTGGTCCTTTAAAATCTTTTCGTTTAGTACCACTTGGATCTTTAATTTTACCTGCACAGATTTTTGATGCATAAGCATTTGCATATGCAGAAGGATATACTTTAAATTTTCTTTTTGCGGCAGCTTTGCCTCTGGGACATAATTTGGTCATAATAACTCCTTTATATAATCAGCCATTCCACCCATGGAAAAACCTTGTTTTTTTTCTTCACCTGGTTTCACTCTTCTTCTCTTTTCTGCACCTTTGTTAAAACTTTTAGTTTCTTCAAGATCTGATGCAGGCTCGCCTTTTCTTGCTGGTTTTAGTGGTTTTGGGCTTTGAGCAGGTTTTAGCCCTGCTTTGAGAGGTTTTTTGGGGCCTTCTTCTTTACCATACAAAAATTTGTTTGCATTCTTCTTTTCTTGTTCTATTCGAGCTGAATATGCTTTCATAAGCCTATTTGAATGTCTTCTTTGATTTCTTTTATATGTTTTTCTCTGTAGTCTTTCTATTTCTATATCAAGTAATTTGGTCATAACAAATCCTTTATGTAATCGGCCATTCCGCCTTTGTTATATTTAGTAACACCTTGTTCTTTTTTAGTTTTATAAAACCCAGATTTTTTAATATCTTTTTTTAACTGATCCATTCTTTGGTTTTGTTTAGGAAAACTTGGGTCATCAATGTAACGACTTTTTGTAGTATAATCATCCATAAAATCTAAACCTAGCCCTACTCCAATTTTCCCAATACTTTGTTCTACGAGCTTCTTTGCTTTTTTTGTATACTTTCTTATTCCCGACTCAGCATCATAAGGTAAATTTTTTCTATTTAAAACTTGTTGTTCTCGTAAACGATCTCTATACAACTCTTTAAAAGTTTTTTTATCAATTTCTCTTTTTTTTGTCATTTAAAAGTCCTTATAATATCTATTTTGTGCTCGTTAGAGGATACAATATCTACTTGTTTATCTATTTCATCTATAATATTAGGATGTTCTCCTATTCCTACAGAGTTTTGTAAATAAATCTTAATTGTTGCATTGGCTTTTTCTATATTAGCCTCGTATTGTTTTTCTAAAGCATTAATTATATCATTCTTCATTATACTACCACTTTTTTGTTAGTGGTTCTAGACCTTCTCTTTTTCTTCTTTTTTGAGGAAGATAAAGTAATTTGTTTATTCATAGAAGCGCGTGTCATTGGCATGGTATGTACCTTGTGTTTAAGTTTTCATCTTTAAAGGCTCTTAAATATTGAAACCTACAATTATCACCGTTATAAGAAACATGAACCCAACCTGAATTAGGTTCTTCTAAATCATGAAACTCTAAAATTAACTGATCATAATTACAGTTTGTATGAATCCATGTGGAAAGTTCTTTATTTGATGTGCCCATAATTTCTATATCTGCGGCCATGCCTTTACAATGTTGAGATTTTGCAGAAGACCCTATTTTTTCACTTAACTCAGGGCTTCTAAAACCTGATGAAATGGTAACTGGCTTAGCAAAAAAAGAACGTACAGGTTGTAATATATGAACACAAAGTTGCCTAAGGTTTTCTATATTTTCTTTAGAAGGTTGGTTTTTTATACCTAACCTTACGGCAGTTTGACTTTTTGTCATTTCGTCTAAAGAAAAATTTGCTGATAACTGCATGTTTTAACCTATCTATTGGATAATATAATAAAGCTCCGGTGCCTAATACAATACCTATAATAATAAATACAAATATAAATATCGCACTTATTAAAAAATCAAAGATAGTATTGCATACACACATAGTGCCATTATAACAAAATCTCTATTATCTTTAAAGAAAGTTTTTATTACTTCCCATTTATCTTTTAACATATCTAACATTTCCATCTCCTTCTTGCTTGACAAATTCTTTTGTTAGGTGTTTTTTTACAACTAATGTTGTGCATTCTAGCTTGTCCCGCAGAACGAGCACAAAATGATTTTCTTCTTTTTGCAGATTTACTGCCTTTTTTAACTTTACCAGTGACTGCAGTTTTTAATTTAGAGCCAGGGTTTTTTCTACGATAAGCGGCAACTCCTGCCGCAGTCATTCCGGCTCCAGATTTAGTAGGCCTGTAATTTTTTTTATTACGAGCAGGCATACCTCCTGCTTTAAGACCTAATAAATCTAAAACATAATTATCCATAGTAAACTGTTGCACTTCCTGCAGAACCTGCAGGTATATCAACATAAGCTCCTGCATTGAACAAAATACCATCGTCAGGAATATAAGGCTCTATGTAATCTTTAGTTGTTGTAGCAACTAAAAAAGAAAATAAAGTTGTTCCTGCTGGAGAAGTATTTTTAAATGCAATAGTGTCAATAGTTCCACCTGTAGTAATCTGCATTCCTTTTACTCTCGTTCTACCAGCAAAAATTACTCCTGTCACATGATTGGAGTGACCTATAGAAGTATTAGTTGAAACAGATCCATTAGTTGCTACCTGACTTACTGATTTATAAAACAAAGTAGTAAAAACAGTGGTAGAATTTGGTCCTGCTATAACTTCACTTTGTGCATCTCCATTAACATCTGTGCCTGTTACAGTGAAATTTACACCAGATATATTACCACTAGATGTAAATGATACTTTTGGAGCAGTATTAGCATTTGCATAAGTACCATTTGTTGCAGCTGAAGTAAGGGTAAAATTAGCAGCGCCTGATACTGTCTGAGCCGCCCCCAATGCCGTGGTGGAAGCCGCTACAGGTACAAAAGTTTTGACTTGTAATTGTAAACCCATAATTTACTCCTATCTATCAGATGCAGCAAACATATAATCAAGTGATGTAACTTTAGTTCCAGTAGCATTACCTGATAAAGACATTGCCGCTATTGTTAAAATTTCATCAGTTGGAATATTATCTGTGTGTGTTGCAACCAATTTTCTATTTACAAAAAAGTCAACTTTTCCTGTGCTCTGACAACGAATACTTAATGTAACGTCAGTATCGTTTTCCATATCAATGCCAGAATCTGTTGAAGTTTCTGTGCCATCTTTTTCAGTTTTACAAAGAAGTGATGCATCTCCATCATCTTTTTGAAACACAATTCTGTCTGCTGCTGTAAGCATAGCTTCAGGATTTGTTGCAAAATTAACTGTAAAACCAAAACATAAATCAGTTTGAGTTACATCAGATGATCTAACTTTAGTTTCAAACCATAAATCTTTGTTTGCTTGTACCTGAAAGATTTCATTCTTTTGAATAGAAGCACCATCGTTATCTGTGGTTGCTGTTGAATTTAAGTTTACCAAACCATTAAGCTGATCTGCCGCAATCGCTACAGACGCACCTGAATCTTTTACAACAGTCCATCTGTGACCTGTATTAGAATCAAATCCGATTCTATCAAAGTCATCAAAATAAACTACATAATCCGGGTTTTTATCAATTGGTAAATTCTCAAACCATTTCTTTTCATTGTTTTTTCCT